ACTTAATTACGTTGTCGAACTCTTCTGGTATATCTTCATAATTATGATAAGTCTTTAACTCACCATTTACAAGTATTACAAATTCATGTGCCATATTAGTTTAGATCAATTCTAGGTGCCTTAAATGTCATGTTACCACCAGAAGTTACTTTACATGTTCCGCCAATATCTGCTTGAAAGTTTCCACCGACTTTAAGTGTGGCATTTTTTCCTACATCTACTGTGGCATTACCATCAATATAAACCGTAACATCACCTTTAACATATACTTGTTCGTTGCCAATAACAACTTCAAATTTATCTTTTTGCACTCTTTCAGATCGTGAGCCATCAGGTGCCCATTCTGTGTAAGAACCTGAACGATGATATACATGTACTCGTTCGGCTCCTTTAGTATCGTCAAATTCTAATGCATGACCAGACTCAGATTCATACACATTATTGTATGGATATTTTGCATTTCTGATGGATAATCTGAATCATTTCGTGCAAGTCTTGATGTTGTTGGCTCATCTAACTTACGTGGGTAGTTTGTTGCAGACTCATACGGCTTCACTGGCGCAGCAGAAAGTTGCGCCGATGTTCTAGGGTCAGTAAACGCTTCTTTTGGATTTGCTGATCTCAATGGTATGCCTGGAAGAACTCCCATCATCACAGGCTCTTGTGCATTCTCATCATCAACGAAAAATCCAAACACCATATCACCTTCTTTTGGTGCGTAAATATTTGACATATTAATTGGCACACTTGGTATTGCCCAAGGTAACATATTTGTTGGTAGTTCTAATTTATTTCCTGAATGCCAACCAATACATCTAACACGACAACGACCTAGTTTTAGTGGGTCTTGTCTATCTTCAACGACACCAACCCACCAAACAAAACTGCCTTTACCGGCAAAATCATATGCACTGTCACTCATTTATGCTCTTTTCAATAATTCGTTTTGTTGTGGATTACTTGTGTATGTTCTTGCGTCTGTTGTTGAATCGGTTGCAATTTCAATTAAAGTTTCGTGTTTATTATTAGTTAGAGTATGTCTTGCAGCAACAATTAAATATTTTCCATTTAAAGACACATCATCATTTTCTGAGCCTTTGCTCTTACGACTAAACCCAGAAGTCAAAACTTCTACATTAAATCCAGATGTTAATTGAAAATTTCCAGGCATCACAACTCTCATTCTTTTGGCAATCAGATTCTTAAAAATTGCTCTTCTTTGGAATGAGAAATTTTCATAATCTTCAATTTTAGAAATTGAATCAGGATCATTTTTTTTAATATACGAACTATTCTTTCTATTTGTACCAAAGATGCTTAAAACTTTTCGTGAATTAATTGAAGTGTAATTAGTTGTATTGTCTTTGTTAAAGATTTCTGTTTTGTTTGGATTTTTATTCAAATGATCAACCGAGTTGTAATGGTCATTGAACGTTATATTTTTTTCATTAAAACTTCTTGTAAGAGGATCAAATCCAATAAACTTACCAGCATTTACACCACTACGAATTTTATCTATTGAATCGTTTAGAACAACTAACTCAAAACCTCTGGCACTGCTTATCTCATTTAGTGCATCACCATCATTGATGTTTTTAGGATCAAATTTAATTCTAAGAATAGAATCTTTTTTCAAAAGACTTGATAGTGATGTATAGTTATATCCAATTAAATTAGAAAAGAAAACAAAACTGGGCGCATTTTTATTATCAACAGAACGTTTGGTGCACCACTCTATTGCATCTATTGGGTTGAGATTAGGTATCACAACTTTTTTAATTCCAAAAGAGTTCTCAAATATACCTTTTTCATTGTTCTCCAATTTCAGGTAATTTTGCAAAATCTTTTTCACGATCTCAGAGATGAATATTACTTCAGAACCATCAAAGTTCAAAGCCTTAGACAAACCAACAGTATCAGTTATCAGGATATTTCCAGATAACATTGGCATAAACAAAGAATCATAAATGTTAATTTCATCATACAAAGGTGCAACGTCAATTGCTCCACCTTTGGTCATAATTGAAATTCTTTTTACTCTAAACTGTGTAGAGTCTTTTAAAGTGACTGTCATTATCTAATTATTTCTTTAAATTCTTCGAATACGTCAGAAACAAACTCCGGTTTCAATAATTTAATTTTTCTCTTTTTTTCATTCTCTTGCATTTCATACTCATAATAAGTCAATTTTTCTTTAGCCACAATCTCAGTGATAACTGTGCCATTTTTTAGAGTGTACTGATTGCTACTTGTCTGTAGATTTGTATAAGCATCTTCGTCTATCTGAATTTTTTCTTTTATAGTTTTATTATCCGCAGTTACGGCGTTTGTGCTTCTTGTGACAATTTTATAATAAGAGTGTACATTATTTTCACTTTGTGCCCAAGTAAGTCCAGACTGCACGGTAGTATTTGCCGCACCATTTGCTGCATACTTTTGATTCACATAGTCGGTAAAATTTGGATAGTTTAATGGCCAGTCATACTGTGGATCAATAATGTTATTGAAGTTCAATACAATCCAATGCCTCTCTGAACTACCATAAATTTTATATGCTATCGATTCTGGTGTATCAGAATCTTTTATATCGTAAGGATAAAAGATTGTAGAATTCTCTTTTAGAGATTGTTCAAAAGCAAAACGAGCAGTAATATTTGTTACAATATCTAAAGATGTTTGCTTATCAGAATCTACACTATAAAAAGTTGAAGGAAAATAATTGAAGTAATTTGCCATTTATCCACCATTTGCCCAATTATATTTAGTGTAAGGTTCATTTGGTACAGCACGAACATCAACACCTAATGCGTTTGTTTTGGAACCAACGGCACTATCAAAATCTTCTTTAGTGATGTAAGTTGTTTCTCTAAACTGTAAAGTCATTTGAATACCTACTGGCATACCTGTGCGACCTAAATCTGGATTATTTTCACCTGGCACTTCATACGCAGCCCATCCACGTGGCGCATAGTTCACTTGAATGTTTTCGAGAACACAAGATGCGATTGGCGGTATATTTGGATTCTGACGACCAGCATAATAGAATTGAATATCAAACTCAGAAGGTGGTATCAAAAGGCCTGACTGTTTGCCAGAAATTTTCTCTAATTCGGGTGCTTGGTGAAATCTAAATCGTTCAATGATCTTTTGAACTTGAAGTGCTTCTGCCTCATCACGTGGCCAAAAGAAAAACTCAAATTGAAACTGACGGAAATCTGGTGAGTTATAAATCAATTCTAGCATTGGATTTACTACACGACCAGTTACACCAAAAACACCAAGACGAGTTGTATCTTGTGCACCAGTTACACCACCAACAAATCTTTCAGCAAGTGCTTGTAAAGCACCCGTCTTTTTGATTGCTTCTAGTGCGGCTCTACCGCCACCACCCGGTGCTCTGTAGATATCAACCAAACCAGGTAAAGCAACAAGTGCTTGTCCTAATAATTCTTTACCAGGTGACAGACCATCATATGATTGACGACTATCAAATTGAACAGTGTCGGGCATGTATAAAGCAATTGAATCTGTAGTCAGTTGCGTTTTGTTGACAAAACCAAAAGGTGTTTTGTCGGTAATTCTTTTTATTGAGTTGGTGATATTATCATTTGTTTTTTGTTCACCACCAAGAGAAACTGAATTTGGTTGAAAAAAGTTTGAAATAGCACCTGAAACTTTTTGACCAGCGGTGCCAAACTTATTATAAAGAGTCGTATTGAAACCGGCAATTTGATTTTCTAAACTTCTGTTTATCCTATCGGCAAATGAATTTTTAACTTTACTAGAAGAAACTCTTCCAGCAACAGAAGTTCCTTTTGATAATTGAGATTGAATATTTTCTTCTGTCTTAGCATCAAAAACTTGACCACCACGATTTTCAACAGAGAACTGAGTTTCTTTCTGCTGACGAACAAAGAAGATCATGTAATGTCCTTTGTCAGCACTACCAACATCCAAAGGATATTTTAGAGCATTCTTTTTGAATGTACCCCCATCGACATTTTCAAGCGCAGATAGAGCACCGAACGTGCGCTTATCTTCATAGTTAAATCTTACATCTGATAGACCGAAAAATGCCATGAGAATTCCTAAAAGGTTGACTAGATAGTATTTATGTCAAATAAAGGAAGATTTAGACCGAAAAACCCACAGAAATATAGGGGTGACCCCAATAATATCATCTATAGGTCTACGTGGGAAATAAAGGTAATGATTTATTTAGATGAGAATCCGAACGTCATTTGGTGGGGTTCGGAAGAACTTCCCATTCCATATCTCAGTCCAGTAGACAAAAAAAAGCATCGATACTTTCCAGACTTTATAGCCAAGATGCGTAGGTCTGACGGCACAGTAATGACTTATGTAATAGAAGTCAAGCCGGAAAAGCAGACTCAACCACCAACACAAAAACGTAAGACAAAGACTTATCTCCAAGAAGCAATCACTTACGAAATCAACAAAGCCAAGTGGTATGCTGCCGAAGAGTTCTGCAAAGATCATGGATGGCAATTCCAGATTCTCACAGAAAAACATTTAGGCATCAGATAAATACAAGATGGCGAAACGACTAATTGATAGAATTAAGGAATCCCTTGCTAAGTCAGGATATGCTCCACGATCACGTGAAGCACGTGCGTGGCTGAAGTCCAAAGTTCCGTCACTCAGACCCACTAAAGGTGAGTTGATGCGTGATCGTGAACGATTTAAAAATCAGTCTATCATAGGTCGTATGTACTTTTATTATTATGATCCAAAGACGAAAGATTCGTTGCCATATTACGACAGGTTCCCATTGGTAATTCCAATAGAACGATACTCA